ATCAAGGCTAAGGATAGCTTCTTCGATCTGGTTGATGTAACTGTTTTCGCCAGCTACAGGACGTACAATGTTCTCCATGTAACGACTAACTGTCTCACTCCAAGTCTCTCTGCGTCCTTCCTTCTCTAGCCATCGTGCGTAACGTGACTTGTGGATGAAAGACTGGTAATCTGTTGGTAGTAGGTTGCTGCTCATTCTTCTTTACCCCGCTCTTGTTTATCATTATCTAGCCAGACCATACGGTCGATGTCTACCCTGTTAAGGCCAATGTCTTTTAACTCCCTGTCAGACAACCTGTTGAGTGTCTTGATTGCCTCACGATGCTCTGACCACATAACTGAGTACCGTAAGAACCTTACGATAATATTATTAGTCCACCTTGACTTCATCGGTTATCTCCATTTCCACTGAGCACTCCACGAGTCTCACGATCATCTAACTTCTTTATGTTAGTATCTATAACCGTCTGTAGGTCACTGTAGAAGTAGTTAGCAATAGCTGTAGTGTAGAACAGTACGTCACCAAGTTCTTTAACAACTTCTTCTTGGTTTAAACGGGAGCCATCCCGTAGCATCTTCTTGACCTTCTCAGCTACCTCACCTGCCTCCCCGACTAGACCTAAGACGTTTTCTACTAGACGGTCTTTACCTTCGGTCATGATCTTATCTTCTACCCAGTAGGAGTATTCCATTGGTGTTACATTGACAATGCTGAAAGCATCAATGTCCTCTTGAGTAATCATATTGCTCTCCCATAAAACTCTGTCGGTGTACCCGAATTTTTCACAATATCGAACAGATACCAAGCGCAGTTGTCTTTACCTACGCTCTTGCTGTCCTCTATCCACTTGACCCTACCTACACTAACAACCTTAACGCAATACGACATCAAGATAGCTGACTGCTTAGTGTGCATCCAATCTGCATCAAACAATACCCAAGTAGGACACATCTGCATCCACCTCTCAATGAACGGGTGCAGTATCTTCCTGTCCCAAGGTGGGTTGGTAATACAGAAGTCTATGTCTAATCCTACAACATCTACTTCAAGGGCATCACATCTGGTTATCATATGCCCTCTAGGTTCGATGTCACTGGCAAACAAACACTCCCCATGACCTTCCGTAAGCTTTTGGATGTGTTCTATCAAGCGCCCATCACCAGCACAAGGCTCTACAAAATCAAACGAGTAGGGCAAGTGAGGGATCAGAGGCTCAACGGCAGCTAATGGTGTAGGGTAGAAGTCTCTCGGTATTCTCTCGAAGTCACTACGCTTGCCCATACATACCTTTCAGTCGGTTAGTAGAAATAAACTCTGGGTCGTACATGCCGCCCTCCACCTCTCGTTTAACCACTATGCCAGACCACCACTCTTTGTTGGCTTGACCTGCCCACCCCTCTGCTGCACCTTTGTAGCACCCCGCGACAAGACCAATAACTCCTCTAGGGTGAGAAGAGTCCTTAAACTTAAGATCACGTTTATGACTGTGACCACAAGTGCTGCTATGATGGCGGTGAGCCAGTAACCCATTAGCATGGTGCATACCAGACATAGCAGACCCAAAGTTACCACTACTAAAGTAATGAGCATACGAGACCCCATCGTAATCAGCAATCGATGGTGCGGAGTGTTCGTACTCGTGGTATTCATCGAACCACCTGTCCGTCTGGAGATGCCCGAAAGATATGCCGTACTTTGATCCTTCGAGGCGAGGATCGTGCTTAAGAGCCTTTTTAATTCTATTTTCATGGTTACCCTCAAATCCTATGTAAGCTGGTCGCTTACGCTTGTGGTGTCTAAACTTCCAACGGATACGTTCCTGTGCATCGTTGTAATGCTCAATGTCTTGCTCGTAACTCTGACTTACGATTGCCTCTGGGTAACGAGTGTCAAATGTATTTAAAGACCGCATGTCAGCGCCATCACCCAAATCTACAACATAGTCAGGCTTAAGGTCATACAAGAACTCACCCAACCAATTGAAACGATCATTTCCCACCGAAGGGTCTACGTGAGCACAACTATAAACTACTACTGTTTTACCCATCTGCTGCCTCCAACTCTAACTCACTTAGTTTTACCCACAAATGAAACTCCACCACCTTAAGCTGCTCTTTACTCAGCTTCTTTAATTCAGTTAATAAACTATTTACTTCAACCATTCGTCGGGTATCCTTTTATCTGCGTAGATGAACCCATGCCTGTCGCACCAGTCACCGTATGTTGTCCTTGAACCCTTGTTGATCTTACCCCTAGAGTTGCTAAACACAAAGCGTATGTCTAGGCTGGGATGTTGTTCTTTGACCTTCAAGTGCTTCTTTCTATCGGCAGCTACAAACCTTCCCTTTGACTCAATTACGATACCATTCGGTAATATAAAGTCTGGGGTGTAAGTCTTATTCTCAAGTAAGGTCCACTTAATCTTCAGTGTCTCATACTTAAAACTTACACCCCGTTTCTTTAAGTCAACGGAGATGTCATCTTCAAGTCCTGATCTGTAGCCGTTTCTTATTGCGTGTCGTCTACGCTCACTGGTGGCTCCCACATCTCCCCCTCTTCTCTTCGTAGCCAGAGTAGCCTAGCGTTTTCTATTGCGAGGTCCAAGTCACCCCCGTATGTCTCTAAGCAAGTATCCCAGAGGCTCTGCTCCGTGTCACACTTTGCTAGTAGCTTATCGGCCTTCTTCGGACCAATACCCGGCACTCCTTTGATGTTGTCTGACACATCCCCGGTTAGCAACTGGGTATAGAAGAACTTAGTCCCCGACCACTCATCAACCTCAGACCACCCCTTTGTAAAGTTGTAGTGGTAACAAGGTAACTGTAGCATATCCTTGTCGATAGAGGCCACAATAGTAGTAGGTCCAAACTTAGTTGCCGCAATGCCAATTAAGTCATCCGCCTCTTCTCCTTCGCTGGTTATGGCCTCGTAGTTATTTACGAGGTACTCTCTAGTTAAGCCCAAGTATCTAGGTTTGGGCTTATCTTTCCTGTTTGCCTTGTATCCAGCCGCCTTGGCTATCTCATATCTAAAGTTGCTACTGCCCGTTAGGTAGACGATGTAGTCGCTACTGCTTACGGGGAACGAGCAAGTGTTCTCCAACACGTCCTCCATAAGCTCGTCAACTTTGTTTATAGCGTCTAAGGGTAAGTCCTTTTCCTTAGAGGCAGCGGCTTGGTAAGCGATGATGTCACCGTCTATCAAGACCTTACCACCTTTCATCACATACCCCCAAAGACCATTTGACCATCATCCTTCTCGAAGGCAACATCCTCTACATATGTAAACCCCCCAGCCCTAGCCGCATCAGCGAAAGTCTTACCCAAAGCGTATAGGTCATCAACCTCATGTCGCACCAAGGTTGTGCTTCCCTCAAATCCATCGTCTTCGCAATCGTGTTCAAACGTGATTGTCACTCGCATGTGTTTATCCTACCATAAAAAGTTGATCGTCTTCTGTTGGCCCACCCTCAGCATAGGGTACGTGATGTGTAACCCCAATGTTTAGGAGCCTGACGCCTTGCCCGTTAGAGTAAGTGTCAAACTGAACCTTAGCCTCAGTACCGTTACCCAACGGACCGTCCTCACTAAAGACCCAAGCCTTCTTGTTCTCTTTCCCTTCAATCAAGTTTACCACCCCCGGCGCTCCACCATAATCCTTCTCAAAAGGTTTACCGCTTCGATCCGTAAAAGTCTTTATGTCTGTAACTCCGCGTTTAAGTTTCATGTACTTCCCAACTCCAAACTGGGCATCCCCGTCAATAATCCGTGGGTTGTCCATAACGACTGGCTGTAGTCCGTCTTGAAGAAGATCTTCAATCTGGGAAGGGTCAGTGAAGTAGGCCTGTACAATGTATTGCCCACCTTTATCCGAAATGGCTTTAGCTATGCGGTTTCCCCTTGGGTCTCCGTAGTCGGCGTTCTCAGGGAATACCTTAGCGTATTGTAGTACCATATCCATAGTGTATTTTGTCATTTGTCGAGTTCCTCGCATGTTGCTGTATAATATAATAGGGGCCTAAACCTTGAAAAGTTTCCAAGAGTCAAACATTTAGTTAAGCATCTAATGGATTTCAGCGTAAGTGTTGCCGAATTGCACATCTGTACCTAACGGTACATTTAACTGAAGTTCTTTGTTAAGTAGTTCCATAGCACTTTTCATTGTAACTTCTGCATTTGTCTCCTCTCCTTTCTTTACTAAAGCTATAACCTCATCGTGAAACTGACCAATGACCTTAACGCCATTCTTTCTACAGTCAGCTACCCAAGTGTCAAAGCAGAATACTCCAGTACCCTGATTTAACGTAGAGAACCTGTCCTTCTCATTACGAAGCGCATACCAAAACCTAGATACAGGGTTCCACAACCAAAGGCTGTCGATGCACTCTTGTGTCTTGGTCTCCTCGGCAACCTGTGTGACAGCCTTGTTACGTTCCCAGAAAGCGTCTAGCAGGGCCTTAGCTTCCTTTAAGGACATACCAGTCTCCCGCGCCAGCTTAGAGGCTCCTATACCGTATGTGGCACTGTAGTTAACCACTTTGTAATTCTTACGGAGGGACTTCAAACTACGAATCCCAGAGTTGTGTAAGTCTATGTCAGCTTGTGTTATAACCCCAGCAAACTTTGCTAAGTCTAAGTGTGGATCAAAGCCATCACGGCTCATCTCTTCAACATAGTCAGGGTCATGCGGTTGCATGTAGTGCCGCTTAGTAGTGTCCTCAAGAGAGGTCATATCTGCGCCACACAAGGTATAACCCTCTGGAGAAGTAAGGCACCCTCGGATCTCAGCACCGTATGGCTTCTCTACACCCGGTAAATTAACCAAGGGTTTAGCATGACGAAAACGTAACGTGTTAGTAAAGCCTGCAATACTGGCTTGCACATAACCATCACGCTCTGAGTTCAACATACCCTTGATGATACTCAAGCGGTGAGAGAGTACCGCCAGACCGTCTAAGATAGCCACAGCAGGGTCTTTGTCCACTAACTTTAACACAGAGGGACAAAGCTCTCCATTAACGGTAACCTGCTCAACATTACGATCCTCACTTTCACCCTTACCCTTGATAAACTTGTAACTCTGTGGCTCCCACCCAAGGCTGCTTAACCAAGCCTTTACTTGTGGTGAGGAACTAGGGTTAGCTCGTTCCCTCTTGTGTACAACACGAAGGCTGACCGTAGTTGAAGGCACCTTGTACTCTTCGCAAAGGTTATACCAAGCCTCTCCAGCGACAGATATCTCCCCGTTCTTCTTTTCCATACGATCAAGGCTGGGTTTAATTGCTTCCTTGTACTTAACTACCTCTGGCATAGCTTCTGCAAGTTGGTTAATCTTAGCCCCCTTTAGGGCTTCCCACTCAGTCAAGTGTACCTTTGCTTTTGGTAAGTCTAATTTCCACTGTAGCCCCTCCTGCTCCGCCGCACACTCCAACTTAAAGGTTAGGTAGTCTAACAGACGGTCCTTATCTTCTGGTTGCTTCTTGTACAACTTGTTGAGCTTACGGCTAAGGTCTTTCCACAACTTAGAATTGATCTTAACGTCCTCTTGGCAGCGGTGCTTATAGTCTTCGGCAGATAGGTTTTCCCAATCAGTAATCTTAGGTTTAGGTACACCATACTCCTCACCATAAAGGTCTAGGTTGTGCCGTGTACGATGGTGGTCGATGTACCAAGCTACAGCCAAAGTGTCGATTAAACGGGCTTTAACTTTAATACCTAAGACATTTTCCACCGCTGGTACGTCAAACCTTACAATGTTGTGTCCAATCAAAGTGTCTCCACTCAGGAAGAACTTACACATTTCGTCGTAGTCGTGTGTGGAGTTAACCGTTTCTCCCAAGTCATCAGACCAAGATAGGACGTGTATCTTTGTGCTGGTTAGACCGTCTGTTTCAATATCAAATATTCTGTTCATACTACACTTCCCTTAGTTTAAATGTGTCCGTACTAAAGCGGAGACTACCAGCGGTACCCTCGACTGAAGCAGGTCGATTCTTCTGCACTACAATAGAGGTAGTGTTCCTCTCGATTAACGTATCAGCTTCTTTGTCGCGGGACAAGTCGATAAGAACGCTGGCCCTCTGTGCAATCATCTTGCAATACTTCGGATCACCGTCCTCATTTGTGTGGGCGATGGTAACGATACCAACGTCAAGCTCTGCTGCCAACTTTGATAACCGGATCGAAAGGTCAGCTAACATACTCTCCTTATCGTCTGAAGAACTACCAACTACTACGTCTTGGATGGGTTCAAAGAAGACATACTTGCATTCACATGCCTGACTAAAATAACGTATCTGTTCGCATAACTCCTTAACTCCCTGACCATCCTGTAGGAAGAACTGATACAACAACCCGTCTTTTGTAAGGCTGGTGATAGTTTGCTTAACTAGGTCGGTAGCATCTTCATCATCAATAAGATCGCGCCTTGTAAGGTTCAAGTCAGCTTCATAGGACACTAGACCTAACAGGCTGCGTAACTTAGTTTCCTCCAAGTGCCAAGTAGCAATAGGAATACCACGCTTCAACATATTGTACTCAAGAAGACGCATAACCTCAGTCTTACCAATGCCTGTTGGGGCTTTGATAACAGTGAAGTGACCCTGCATTAAACCTAAGATCTTTTCGTCCAGAGCCTTTATGCCTGTAGGCACGTAGTTGTGTGTTGGAGAGTTCTCAAACAGGTCTAGGAACTGCTCAGTGGTATTTAGGACGTTATCTGGCACATACTTAGCCGCATTGAACCAAGCGTTCACAAACTCTTTAGAGGCACCACCAACTAAGAAGTCATTAGCATCCTTGAACTTATTGTGAGCTACACGAAAGACCTTAGCCGGGAACATCTTGCAAATCTTGTCTGCAATATCATTGCCAGCCTTATCGTTATCTACAGACAATACAATACGATCAAAGGAGTCTAAGTAAGGCTTACAGATTTCCCATATAGCCTTGCTAGGGGACGCTGACGGTAGCGACACCACAGGACTTAAGTAGCCATCACGGTTGTTTAACATCTGGTAGGCTGACAGTGCGTCAAGTTCACCTTCGGTAATGGTTAACGTCTTTGAGCAACCAGCGGTAAAGAAGTTCATGCCGAACAGTTCCTCAGTCTTAAATCCGCGAGACACAAAGAAGTCTTTGTCCTTTAGATCTCTGGTTTTAATTCCACCGGAGGGGTACACGTACTCTTGAATAGAACCCTTCTTGTAAGTCTTGACGTTATAAGTCTCCATCGTGCGCTCGGATATGCCACGCATTGACTTGTATTCCCACGAACCCCTTTCCTTAACCACCTCCCTGAGGGTAGGTTTTACTGCAAAGATATCATCGTCCTCGGTCTTAACTGGCCCCAAAGGTGGATACTCCTTTTCAACCCAATCAAACTTGGGGCTACTTGATGGGTAGTTAGTCTTGCAAGAAAAACAAAGACCAAACCCTTTTGTATTATAAGAGAACGCATTACTACTACCACAGTCAACATAGGGACAGGGTAAGTTAGTAATGTTCTCATACTGTTCTTTAGACATACTATAATCTCTCTTTCTATTGGTTGGCCTTAACGGAGGGCTTTAACAAAAGGGGTACATATATATATAGGGGCCTTAAACCCTTCTTGTTTCCTGACAAAACCAAACTTATCTTAAGTGTTGCTATAATGGAACTAAGTCCCTCAGCTTTTTCATTAACTGCTTCTCCCGCTTAGAGATGGCAGGCTTTTGAACTTGCATGAAGTCGGCTATCTCCTCATACGTCATGTCCTCTACGAACCTCATGTGCAGGTAAAGGTTTTCAGTGTCGTTTAAGTTATCTTTAAGAGCCAGCTTAAACTTCTCATTAAAGTCTTTCTGCTCGTATTCTGTTTCGTAAGAGTTCCCAACCATGTGGTCTGCCTCAAGGCTGACTATCTCAGCTTTTAATGTATTTCTCAAGTGTTCCACACCGTCCTTACTCCAAGTGTGGTTATCTCCAATATCTTCCACGTTTAAGTTTCTAGCTAACTTACGTGAAACCTTTGACGCTGGGATGTGTACTGGAAATAAATCTAGGTTAAGATAGTCGTGCATCCTCGTATTGGCGTTCCTGTAGAGTTCACCCCAGTGGTCATGGGGTTTCTCCCCCTGCGCCTCTAGCTTTCTAATAGCCTCTAAAGACTCTAGTACACCTTCGCTAACTAGGTCATCAAAATGCACATGGTTTACTTTGTACTTACGAGCAAGTCGCTGGCACATCTTAACTACATCTTCAATCTTAACTGTCATCGTAATCCCCTACATATATCTTAACGTGTGCTACATTACCATCAGTATGGGTTATAACGTAGTCTAGCCCAGCGGCCCGTAGAGCCTCCCTGATTGCCATTAGCTTACTTCTGGTCATCTACACTCTCCTTGCTATGCTTACGAAACCTTTTGTTATAGGCA